CAACCTGTATTTCAGCAACGCAAGAGCAAGATCGGCTATCAGCGCGAGCGATAGCAGCGAGATCGACTTTACGTATAACAGCGGCACAGGCGTTCTAACTGCTGATCTTATCGATGGAAGCATCGCGAACGCACGACTGGCGAATAGTTCTGTTTCATTTGGTGGTGTCTCTGTTGCTCTTGGTTCGTCAAGCGCCCAACCCGCTTTCGATCTTACGAATGCGACAAATTACCCAACTTCCTCGTTATCTGGAACTATTACCAATGCACAATTGGCTGGTTCAATTGCTAATGACAAATTGAGCAATTCTAGCGTGTCTCTTGGTGGCGTTTCGGTATCTCTTGGTGGAACGGATGCAACGCCCGCTTTCGATCTCAGTGATGCGACAAATTACCCCGCCTCCTCTTTGACTGGAACTATTGCTAACAGTCAAATTGCGGACGATACGATCGCACTTGCGAAAGTTGGCTATCAAGCATATATCGAAGCGTTCTCTGCCGATGGATCTTCTTCTACATTCGACCTTGCTCGGGCGATTAAAGTCAATCTTGCTAAAGCATTTGTCGTGACTGTAAACGGTCTTGTAATGGATTGGAAAGATAGCCCAACAGAGAAAGACGAATTCAAGATCGATAATACCGGCGCGAGTTCTTACGGTCGAATTACTTTCGGCGCGAATCTTGATTCTGGTGATAAAGTTGTAATTCGCTATATAGCGTAACCTCAATCCCTCAATAAAAAAGGGCAGTCGACTTGACTGCCCTTTTCATTTTCTCAACATCATATTCCAAGAGTATTTTTAGGAATGATCTATTATATCATTACCTAGCATAATCATCCAAAATAATATTTTTCTCTTCCTGCATTCTGCGTCACAGACGAATCTTGCCATAGCAAGAGTTTCTGAAAATCGCGTACGGGATCGACCATCTTCAAAGATCACTGTAACTTTATACATGATAGATACTCCTTATTATATAGATTGCAAGCAAGTAGCAAATCAGAATCCCACAGAGCGCATTCCAGCAATCGAGACAGAAGATTATTTTATTTTTCATTGTATTCTCCTTATTGTTGTTGTAAAAATAGTTTGGCTTTCTTCATATAGCCATTAAAATATAGACTATTATTTGATCTTGTTCTGCTGTCGCGGCCTGCGCGCGCTCTGTTGATCTTGTTGTTTATTTTAATAATCTTTTTGTCGGACGCTCCGAGCGCTCGCAAGTAAGAGAAATATTCCTCTAGGGTTTTATCATTCTTGCTACTGTTGCAACTCAAGCAAGCGGTTACAAGGTTCGTATGACGATTGTCAGGCTTGGGTAGTGCTTCGCAGGGCACAATGTGGTCAAGCGTCAAGATAGCGCCGTCATTCAGGCTTCTACCGCAATATACACATTCACAATTATCTCGAAAGTATATTGCCCATCTTTTGCTTTTTGTAATCCATTTAGATCCTTGATTTCTTTTGCGTGACATAATGTTCTCCGTTGTTGTTATTATTATTATACATACTATACGTATAGTATGCAAGAAAAAAATAAAAAATAATATAAAAATAAAAAGCCCGTGACGAATCACGGGCTTAACAACAACGAAGAAAGGGGCGATCCCCTTCTGGAAATGATTATATCATTGTACGGGCGGCTGTGCAATTCCGTTATGTGTTATTTGTGATCTTGCTATTTCTCGTAGTTTCAATTCTTGGACGACTTCTGTCAGCGATTGCAATTTGGTTGTCAATTCGTCGACTTTTCTTTCGACCTGTGAAAGTTGGGAATCTATCTGCGAGATCTCCGTTACGATTGATTGACGTATCCGTTCTTCCTTGTCTTGATACATCCGTATGACATCGTCATAGCGCGCGCGCAATTTGTCTTCTCTTTCCTCGCTTCGCTTGTCTCGTGCGTCTAGTCTCTTCTGCTGATAGAAGAACTGCCACAAAAGAAAGCCGGCGAATGCTGCATTTGCACCGCCGTTAATTAAGAGTTCAATAATTTGCGCTTCGCCCATCTTATAATCCCTCGATCAATGTATACGTAAATGTATCCCAGCCCCGCATTTCGCGCTGTTTCCTGCATAGAAACATAAATTCATTGAAATCGTCCGGATCTTGAATAACTGTGCAACCTGCGCTATATTTTGCGACGATCTCAGCGCCTCCCGCTCTTGTGCTCGAGCGATGAATATTGATACCGAACCACCCTTCTTCCGTTTCGACGCTTGAGTCCATATCGTGCACGGCGTCCCTGTTTGCATCACGCCAGACTTTCACTTTTCCGTTGCGCTGACATAACGCTTCATATCGCCCGCCGTGCAGGTCGATCTTGTACGCTCCTCGCATTTGTTGTGGGTGGTATAGGATAGCACAGCCTTTGCGTCCGATAGAGTAATTCTTGAGATAGTACACGCCGGCGTCCGTTGTACATCTGTATGCGTGCCAGTGCCATATCCCTCGCAATTGATAGATAACGTGTATCCAGTCGTCGAATTTGTCTGCTTCGCCGTTCGGATTGCGTTCTCCTATGATATTTAGATTCCAGTCTCCTTCTTCGAAGACTGCGAAGCCTAATTGCTCAACTCTATCGAGTATCTCGGGACGTTTTCCTGCTGTATGTATGTTCACGACGATAAAACTCCTATTGTCAATATACAACGCGATTGCGAAGGAAGCCATCGATTGCCTAAAATCATACCTCTACGCCCGAGATAACTTTTTCCCGTTGTTTCATTGTATCCATAGAGAAAGTCGCTTGTAATCGCAACTATATCGCCCGCAACAAGGCCAGCAAATTGCTCTTGTACAGCAAGCACAACTTCTTCCCATGTGTATAGATCCCAGTTCGCCATTCTGCCAAGATCGACACTCGCCTTGCTCGACTGTGCGGGGTTGTCTATGCGATAGATATATTTGTTATTTCTCGAGTACTCATCGTTAGCCGGTAGCGCCTGTGTATTCGTTACATTAATGCTCGTTTTGACTTCGTTTCCGACCGCTGAACTCGTGATAATTGTACTCTTTCCATAGACAACGCTCTGAGATTCAGAAAAAATTGAATGAGATTCAATTTCTATAATGTTTCGATCTCTTATGTGTGCGGCTACTGTTTGCGTGTTCGCGTTGTTCGGGTCTTGACACACTCGCCACGAGATTCGACCTTGCCGAAATACTGGCCACATGCCCATCTCAAGAAAGTTGCCCATTAGCGAGCGAATGCCGCTCGATTGTGGCGCATCATACACAAGATCTACATCGTGCGATCCCGTTGCGGTATTCCAGACACCTCTCCATAAGTCCATATCGATCTTATTGATTAAATTCGTGTTGAAATTTAGCCCTGCGCCCCACGATTGCGGGAAATCATCGAAAGTGCCTTGCGTTGCATTGCCCGTGCTCATTATTGTCCGCGCGAAAACATAATCTGGACGGCCTGCAAGTCTCGTCAATACGGTGACTTTCTCGCCCGTGTGAATTGTGTTGTGGCCTGATGTTGAAGGCCACGCCCCGACAGCGGAGATCGTGAGATAGCCGGCGGGGGCTGTTGTTGTGGTCTTGCTTGACCATCGCCAATAATTTGTCACTCCGTGCGTAATATCATCGATGAACACTAGCCCGTCTTCGTTGCTGTCCTTTTCGAACAATGTAATATCATCGAGATACAATTTAGGATCGCTCGAGAAGTTGAAATTGTGCGTTACTGTTGTCTGTTGTCCGGCGTTATAGTAGAAGTTCAACTCTGTTGCCTTGGTACTCAGTCGCGTTGTTAGGGCACTGACGAAATCGCCGAAATCAAGATCCCAGACACCTCGCCCGCCTCGAAGAGAACGAAGTTGCCCGATTGCCACGCGCTCCGGTTGTGTTCGATTACGTCGCATATAGAGTTCCGCGATCGCTCCCTTTCGAAATGCGCTTGTTTTGATCGGGCGAAGATCGCCGACGATACGGATAGAGAAGCCGCCGAAATTAACGCTCCATCGTTGAGGGGTAACTGTTGCATTGTCAATAACTACCTCAGCGTTTCCGATGCTAATTAGCCCGCTTGATGATATGGTATTGCCTACGCCTAGAAAATAGTCGTTACTGTGTCCAACGAATCGCAGGAAATACTCGATCGTCTTGCTCGGAGTATCCAGCGAAGAAATAAACGTATTTCCCCATGTCATTCGAACTCGCCTTGTGTTGTGATGGATTCGGGGGTTTCTATCTGAAAAATATCGCCGGCCCGTTCTCTGAATCTCTTCGGCACGCCGTCGATCCCAACAGATCCGCCTCCTCTATCTGGAATTGTACCCGTTAATGGGACGGTTGCGCCAAGTAATCCGCCGACATTCGTAACGCCATCGAATGCTTCTGGATGAAATGAGAACAATGTATCATAATCAGGCACAAGACGAATAGAGAGGCTGAACAATCGCCCGCCTTCGTTCGTGATTATGTTCTGCCCTATATCGCTATCTGGTCGCTTGAGAACGGGCCAGAAACGATAGTGCCGAGCGAATGCGCGCCGATTGTACTGGAAGTTGATCCTCTTGTCAATCGTAAAAGATCCCCCGCTCGAAGATAGCGAACTCACAGAGTCTAATTTGTGCATTTCCTGAAGCATTGCAGGCGGTGCACTTTCTATAATGATAAAGTCATCACTTGACGGAATGTTCGTGCCTGCAAACGTTGTGAACGGATTCGCGAATACGTTAACATTGAAACTTCCGGCACTTAGATAATTGTGTATCGGCGCCGCCCAAGCCTTTGTATGATCAGCAGTGAACGAGCAAGAGAATCCTCTATCAAGATGATTCTGGAGTGCGTGGAACTGATATGCTACATCTTCGCCCAACTTGAGCCGATCCCGTTGTATCGTGATAATTTCGCCTGTCCTTGATACAGATCTTTGTATTGATCCGTTCATTGATATACCGTCGACAGCATCCAGAAAGAAATCGGAGAACAGTTCGCCCAGATCCTCTTCTAGATCGATCGTCACAGGAAAAGAGCCATTAGGCTCTGGATAGTAAAAGAATTTAGCGCTCATTATCGTCCTCCAAACAGATTCGACGATGCAAGGCCGAAGTTGCTATTAAATCGCTCTTCGATACGTCGCACGAGAGCATCTATGGCGCTTCTTTCGACGATCTGACTATTGATTACTATGTTGATCCCTCCTGTGCTAGAGGACTGCATCTGTCGCTCGACTGCTTGCGGCTTCTGCCCTGATTGCGGCACGACAAATTCGCCCTGATGCAACAAGGCAAGCCCAGATCTCTTCTGTCCAGTGAATCGCATTCCTCCTTGTGCGGCAGGAATGAAAGAACCGCCGCCTGCAAATGCTGCGGAAACGCTCGGATCAAAGAAATCGCGCAAGAAGTTTGAGATCGTCCCGCCCTGCTCTCTTCGTTGCTCTCTTCCTTCGCGCGTGAATACGGAAGTAAAGGAATCCTTGATTATATCAGCGAATGAACGAAGCGCCAAAATGAATCCATCGACAACGGCCTCTGCAATACCGATCGCAAGCTGCGGAATCACAGATAGAATAATCTCGGGAAGAAACTCTAACCCCTGTTTTATGCTTTCGGCGCGATCTCGATTCTCTTGTCTACGCTGCTCGGGTGTTTTTTGGCCTAATTGCTCAAGAGCGGATAATGCTGCTGTTGTTACAGCGACTTGAGCAATTGCCAGCCCTATAACGGGCAACGCTGCGCCGAGGGCGGCTGAAATTTGCGCAGCGAATGGCGCAATTGCCGCCGCAACCTGCGATGAGCCTTCTGCTGTGACCTCGGCGAAAGTGTCTGCCGATTCTTTCGAAAGTTCGACTACGCCCTCCAATGTTGGCGCTCGGATCTGTTGCTCTAATCCCTGTAATAGTCCAGATAATTGCTGTTGCAATTTCAGCTCTTGAGAAATGCCCTCTTGCTTTTGATTTATTTCATCCAGTAGAGCGTCGTATTTCTGGTTGATTAGTAATATAGATCTTGACGCCGCAAGAACATTGTTTGACTCTTTCCCTAATTTGATAACGTTCTTCAATTCCTGCTGTCGTTGATACTCTATTTTTTCCGTTTCTGAGAGCGTATCCACAACAAGATCGCGCTCAATACGAAGCAGTGCTTCTCTAGCCGCAATAGCGTCATTCAGTCGATCGTTTGCCTGTTCTGCTCGTTCGGTTGATTCTGTTACCTTGTCTATGCTCTCCGCGGCGCTTGAGGCCGCTTTTGCCGTTGCACGAAATTTTTCCGGTGCTTTTGGTTTGCTGGATAATGTTTCGAACTTTGCGACTTTTCGATTTGCTGTATCAAATATATTCCCGAGACTAGTTATCGTTCTGCTCGTATCTGCCTGAAGAGATTTAATTAGTTCTCCTGCAAGGCCAATATCTCCACTCAATGCAAGGATCGCCGCCTGAACAACGCCGAACATATTTTCGAATCCTTGTCCGATAACACCGATCACCGTTTCAGCAACAGATCCAACGAAAACAAATGCTTTCGACATTAGTTGTATTGCATCCCCTGCGCCGTTCGGGCCTGCAATAGCACTAATTAGATTATTCATCACGCCGACAGCAACAGTTTCAAACTCCGCCATAGCCCGCTGAAAGTTAGCCATTCCATCGATCGCGTTATCCTCAAGAGAAATGCCGAATTCTTTGGCGAATGCTGTCATATCCTGCAAATTAGTCAGAGCGCCCGATTGAATCAGAGCAGGGCCGGCTTGACGTCCAAATATTTGCATAGCGGCGGCGTTTCGCTCGGTTGCATTCTCCATATCACCGAGCGCGCCGATTACCTCGTTGAATACGCTATCCGTATCCCTTAATTCTCCGTTCGCGTTCGTAACACTTACGCCCAGTTGATCGAACTTATCGGCAAAAGTTGAAGATCCCCTGCTTGCGTTGTCCATTGATTGCTGGAATTTAATTAATCCAGATTCCAGATTCGAGAATTGCAAGCCGCTTCCTTCTGCGGCTAGTCGCAATCCGGCAAGAGTATCAACGGCAATACCGGTCTTTGTTGAGGCGTCCACTAGTTCATTAGATAGATCGGCGATCTTCTGTTGCATAGCGACGAATCCGGCGCCGGCAATGGCAATACCGGCGGCGATTGCTCCCATCTGCGAGCCAAGACCGCCAAGTGATTTATTCAGCCCGCCTAAGCCTTTCGAAGTCTCCCTTGCTTGTCGATCTGTTTTCTTCAGGTCGGAGTTCATTTTATTTGTTGCGCGATCTGCTGATGTAATCGATTTATCTAGTTGATTGGTATTGCTCGATAATTGCTTGACTCCTTGGGTGGCTTTTCCTGCATCAAGATTAAGTACGTATTGAATTACTGTTGTTTCTGCCATATCGCGCTCCTATCCTAGCATAGCACGATATGAGAAATGTATCTATACTATATTAAATCAGCAATATCCATCAATGAGATAGTCGGCATCGTGCCGGCTTTTTTGTTACTCTTCATAAGCCGTTGCATTCGAACGGATCTTGCCTTGACGCAACGAACGCAAAACAGGAGATCTTCCCAGTTCATCTTTCTAACATCGCTCGGAAGTACGCCGTACACGCGTCCGATTATATCGCATAGATTAATATAGTCCTCGTCATTTGCGAAACGTGCTTAGTCTTTCGACAGCCTCCCTGTGGCCCTGCATTGTCGAATTTATAATGTTCGATCGATCGATGGTTGAAAGCATTCCTATCCAGAGAATGTTTTTTTCGGCATCTTGTTTGTCTTGCTCTAGTGTGATCTTGATAGGCTCCCATGTTACACCGTTGTCCATACTAGCCTCTTTTACGACTTGAGAAATAACCTTGCTCTGTTGCTCAGCAATTGCTTCGATCTGTGATGGTTTCAACTTCTGGATAAACTGGAATGCTTCGTCGATCTCTTCTTGCTTGACTTCGTCGCTCATAAGTCGATCGGAAAGATTCCGCAGATCCTGCAAGCGCTTCCCTCCCGCCTGCGAGATCTGCGAAATCATAAGCGAACTACTCAGCGAAACGGATTCAGCCTCCTGTGGAGACAAGATCCGACCCCGCAAAATAATCCGATCATTAAAACAATTAACAGTGAAAAAAGAAGCCTGTTCGACTTCTTTGAGAAATTCTTTTAGCATTATTCCTCCGTTGCTATGTATAGAATTATAATCGCTAGGAAAAAAATATCAAAAATAATTAATTATTCACTTGCAATATATCTATGCGCATAGTATAGTAATAGTATACAACAACAACGGAGTTAAAAATGACAAGCCAAGAATTAAGAACACTAAGAAAGCAATACCTAACAACAGCGCCTCGCTCTTTCATCTTTAACGGTGAAACATTTCGCTGGACTGCAATCGGATCAATTGGAAATGTGTTTTGCTATATATCTGATATTGGACATGGTGAATTCGGAGAAAAAAGAAGTATCATAGAAATACATATCGATTACAACTACGATAACGATCTTTATGATATCGGCGCATATCTAGACAATGAAGAGATAGAGGGATACGAGGGCGCAACTTTCGCCGATTTTAGAGAGATAGGATCTCTTATCGGATAAACAAAAGAAGCCCCGCTCAGGCGGGGCTTCTTAATTCACATTCTAACCAATGGAATTATCCCACGGTTCCAGAACTGTTTGCATTTGTTATGTCGATCTTGAACCCCTCGTCAGAACTAGAAGCAAGCCCGCGAATCGTGAAAGTTCTTTCCACTCTTCCGAACGCCGTAACAGCATCGCTGTATTCTTCGATCACGGCGTTGTCCAGAGTAAATGTAATATTGTGCGCGCTATCTCCTGTTGACGTGAAAACAAGAGTAACATCGCCACTATTTCCGGCTAGTTGATCATTGTATACATCATTGTCATCTACATCGGCGGTAATCTGCATTGTTACTTCTCGAACGTCTGAGATTACAGGCTGAGCGGTTAACTTACTTCCTAGGATGTTCTTGCGCTCTAACTTATTATCAAGCGTCAACTCGAACGATCGGATTTCTACACTTGAGGGCGTAAGTGATCCGCTCATTGTTAGGTTGCCCGATTCGAAGTGGAGCACACTATCACCGCTCGGAAAAGATGCGCTTGACAAGTTTGTTGCTCTTGCACTCGCGTCTTTTCCGATGAGTTCAAAAGATGCCGTCATCTCTTCGCCCGCTGCGCAGGAAATGCTCATAGATGAGCACATTACGCCCGTGAATTGCTCCATTGAGTTATTCAGGTTAGATCCTCTTTGGAACTGGATAGTCATCGAGGGAAGAGCGAATGCGGGAACGTATGAATGAGTATAAGTCGGGCCAGATCCTGCCGTTGTATAGTTTCCGAGAGCGAGATAAAAGAACATTCCCGATCCGTTGTATTGAATAGGAATATCAACAGCACCGCCCGCATTTCTGAACGCATCGAATGTACTTGCGAGCATTCCAGTCGCAGGCACGGAAAGATTTGTCTTGCGTGGTCGTTCTTGTGCGACTTGCAGACTGTTAGAGTTCAATCGTACGTCGACCTGTTGCGCGCTGGTAGTGTTCGCAGTTCCCCATGTTGATTCTATTGCACATCGAACAAATGCATTAAATCCGTATAATGTAGCCATTTTTTCAGTCTCCTCTAATCGGGCAAAAGAGTTTTCACCCTCAGTATAGCCCGTGATTCTATAATTTGCTTTTCAGTCGTCACAATTTGCACGGTTACAGCATAGTCGCTTCCCGTATCGCCGAGTTTATATCGTGCCCGTACAAAGTTATTTCCAAGTCTT